GACGTACTTCATCGAGGCACTAGAATTCGACGCCGAAGGAACCGGCGTTCAGATCGAGGTTCGCAAGTCGATATGATCGCGCTCGAGGTACGCACTCGCGAACTTGAAATGAAGCTGGCACGGCTGGCGGATGCTGCGCGTGTCGACTACGGCAACGTGATTCGTGAAGAAGGCCGGTTTGTGACTCAGACTCTGGTCAAGTTCACTCCACCTAAGAATCTATCGCAGGGTCGAAACGCAGTTGCCGGCGACATGACGAAACTGTCGCTGCCGTTGATTTACGAATACTTCCAGTCGCGAATCACTGAAGGCGGTTTCTACAAGAGCATCGCGCGATACGTTAGAACGCGAGCAACCGAGAAGCTAAATCTGCTTTTTCAGAATCCGAACTTGCACGGTTTCTACGGTCTGCAAGTGCTGCGGTCCTACGAAGAACTGGCAGCCCAGCATCGTCAGCGCAGGAATAACCGCGGCAGAATTGGCAGCAAAACAAACTTCGCCTCTTACTCTGGCGACTACAAGAAACTGCTGAGTGACGTGCAGTCTCGCGTTGGTTGGACGGTTTCCGGATGGATTCCAGCCGCTAAAGCGACCGGAGCAAAGTACAAAAAATTCTCTGATCGCTTTGGAGGCAAGTCTGGAGCGGTTCAGTATAACTTCGGCCGCAATCCTTTTATCTTTGCACGCAACACCAACGTTAAGATTCCAAACTATCAACGCACGGTTGATGCAGTTTTGCGGAGTCGCATTGCAACGACGCAGGCGAAACTTGAAAGAGTGTTGGCCGGCAAGGCCGTGAATCTCGGTTTTGTTCGAGTCAAGGGAGGTCGATCAGTTCCATTTAGCCAAGCCGCATGAGTACCAGAACACAGATCCGAAACGCCATCGGCGCCAAGTTAACCGCCGGCGGTGCTGTCGTGCCGACTGCTAACCTGCTGCGAGGCCGCAATAACACGCTGCAATCGGTTTCCTTTCCGTCCGCGGCGGTCTATGCTGTTGATGAGCAAATCGAGGTCCGTTCGCTAGCGCCGAGCAACCGCGTCCAGTACCGCCAACTGACCGTGAACGTGGACTACTTCACGGCACAGACTGGGGTGACGTACATCGACGACCTATTTGATACGGGCTCGGCTGCGGTGGAGGCCGCTGTTTTGGAAGACGTTACGCTCAGCGGCGTCTGCGATGACCTACATCTGACAAACGTCCAATATGTGATAGAGGACGACGAGGACAAGCGCTGGGGCGTCGCGCGTCACACCTTCAACTGCATTTATCTAACCACAGACTAATATGGCAAATCATCTAGGCCGCGAAGGCACCGTTCGAATCAGCAGCACCACCATTGGTGAACTGCGCAACTACTCGCTTGCGCACTCATCGGATGTCGTCGAAGACTCCGTTATTGGAGACAACTATCGCACTCGCAAGGCCACGATGAAGACCTGGTCGGTGTCCGGTGATTTGTACTGGGACGAGACTGATGCCGGCCAGCTTTCGCTGACCATCGGCTCGTCGGTTACCGTCAACCTTTTCCCAGAAGGCGGCGCTGCAACGGCGACGTACTACTCCGGAGGCGGCATCGTCACGAAGTTCGACATCAGCGCTGCGTTCGACGGCATGGTTGAAGGTTCGATTTCCATTGAAGGGAACGGCGCTCTGAGCACCGTTACGGTCTAATGGATGCAATTGACCTAGTACGCGAACACTTCGCCGCGCTCGGCACCCGTTCAATCGAGGTGCTTGAGTGGAAGCTGACGATTTACGCAACGCCAGTCACGCTGGCCGAGAAGAATCGCCTCTATCGCAAAGCCAAAGAGAACGACATGGAGCTGCTCGTGGACGTTCTAATTCTCAAGGCCACAGACAAGGACGGCAACAAGCTGTTCAACGCTGACCACCGGATGACTTTGCTGCACAAGGCCGACTCTAATCTGATTGCGCGCGTCGCTAACTTCATCTTGTCGGAGGCTGCGCCGCCAGTTGAAGAACTAAAAAACTGATTCACGGTGGCGAGGGTGCCGATCTCCTCGCCATCTATGCACTCGCGGAAAAACTCGGCAAGTTCGCGCATGAGGTCATGCAGATGCCAGCACAGGAGCTAATCGGCTGGCTTGCGTATCTACACTATCAACAGCAGGTGACCAAGAAACATGGCTGAAGCAACATTCAACATTCGCGCGGTCGATTCGACCAGGCAGGCCTTTGCTTCGGTCCAAAACAATCTGAACAGGCTTTCGAACACTGCTGAGAAGGCCGGCAAAAAGATTCAGCAGAGTTTTAGCATTCAGCGTGGTATCTCGATGGCGATGGTGGCGCTGGGTCTGAGCATGGACGCAATTGCTGAGAAGATTTCAAACGTCATCACGGGCACTAACAAGGAGGAGTTAGACGCTCAGGCCAAGAATCTCCAACTGATGCAGCAACAGGCCGCGGCGGCCGAGGCTCTGGCAGTGGCAAAGCGAACCGATGCCCAACAGCTTCTCGCTCTCAATCTTGAGGCTGAACAGGTCCAGTCGCGGATCGCCAACAACTCCGCAGACACAACCGAGCAGTCAAACCGTCTTCTTCAAGATCAGATTGCGCTCAGTCAGACGCGGCTAAATATTCTAACGCTCGGACGCAAGATCGACGAGGATCAACTGGCAACGCAGCAAGCCTATAAAGAGTCACTGCAAGACTTGGGCGCTGCACAGTCGCGCATCTACACTGGCCAAGCTTCACTTGCTGATCGCATACTGGGAATCAGGGGCCGCGAGGCAACGATTCTCAAGGACATGGCCTCCATCGGCGCAGATGACATCGAACTGCGTACCGAGAAGATCAAGGAACTGACTCAGGTTTACGAAAAACTTGCGCCGCTGCTGGAAGAACAGCGCCGACTTGGACGCGAGGCTGGCGACATGATCGCGATGGGTTTCGAGGATGCCATTTTCTCGGGCGAGAAACTGTCCGCGGTTCTAAAGAACCTTGCGCTCGATCTGATGCGGCTGATCTTTCGCAACGTCATTACGGCTCCGCTGGCGTCGTCCATTGGTAATTTCATCAATGCTGGTCTTGGCTTCTTGGCTGAAGGTGGACCCGCCAAGGCCGGCTCGCCTTATGTAGTGGGGGAACGCGGACCAGAACTCTTCATCCCTGGGACCAGCGGCACCGTGATTCCTAATGACCGCATGGGGCAGATGAGCAGCGCCGCCGGCGGTCCGAACATCAACATCTCCTACAATATCCAATCAGGCGTTTCACGCGCTGAGTTGCAGCCGATCCTTGATAATGAGCGCAAGCGTTTGATGGTGACCATTCCCGACCTTGTGCGCCGCGGTGGATCGTACCGGAACGCCTTTGCCTAAGCCATGCCGATCTCCTATCCACTTACGCCGCCTTCACCGTTCAAGGTGAGCAAGCTATCTCTGAGCGGAGTCTCGGCGCGTTCACGCTCGGTGTCACCGTTCACGTTTCAGGTGCAGCAGTACAACTGGCCTGGGCAGGGGTGGCTTGGCTCCGTCGAATGTCCGCCGATGGTTCGCTCGGACGCCGAGCAGGTCATCGCGTTTTTGTTGGCTGCGCAGCGTGGCACGTTCTACTTCCGCGACTACAGCAACAGTGCGCCGCGAGGCAACGTCACAGGCACGCTGACGGTGGCGAGTGCCACGGCCAACGGAACGACGCTAGGCATCTCTGGCGCGACTGGCACCTTTGCCGTTGGAGACTGGCTGCAAATCTCAACGTCACTCTACAAGGTCATTCAGGTGAACTCATCGAGTTCTGTTGACGTGTTTCCTGTGCTGCGCGCTAGCTACTCAGGCGGCACGTCGATTGTGACCTCAAGTCCAAAAGGCATCTTTCGCCTAGGCAGCAACCAGACCGACTGGTCAATTGAGTTGGCCGGCATTTACGGCGTGTCTTTTTCTATCGTCGAGGAGATTCCGCAATGAGCATTACCGCAGCAGGGAGGACCATGACGGCTGGTATGGTGGCTGAGGTCACCACGGCGCAACTGTCACCGATTCTCATGGTGGACATGGAGTTTTCAACTCCGGTTTACCTGTGGACTGGATACGGAACGCTGACCTATGCAGGCAAA